AAGAGGCTTTTTTGTTTAGTATCTTGGAATAGTTTTGGCCGTCCCGTCTTGCTATTGCCCTGACTAATTTTTGATTGGCACTCTCATTGATAAATAGAATCATTTTGGCACAATGGAGCATTGAAATATCAGACTTGCAAATATGCACATGAAGACCACAAGTGCGGGTGTCATGGCTCTTAGCACCTCTGAATGGTGACTTAAAGAACTCTAATTGTTTAGCATGAGTGTCTAAGCCTGTATATCCTGTCACCATCTCAAAACCATGATCTAGTGATCCATCACTCTCACATAGGGCATATTGATAGTTTGTCCCGTTTATTTGAGCCATGCCAATAGCACTCAATAACTGCTCTGCCTTGTCACCTCTATCATAGTCTGAATGTATCTCCATCTCTAATTCAAGACCTAGATAAATTGGCTTTTTATGCTTATCAAAGGATGAGGGAATATGACCTAGTAATCTCTTAGATGAGTGATAAGAGCCTATATTTGATGGCTCATCATCATAATCACTGTCCTCGTTCTCATCATACCAATCATCCTCACTGATGTAGGTGTCTTGATTATCACTCCATCTATAGCCTGAATTGCAACATGATCCACACACTCTATAGTCATCATAGCAAGTGTTGCCATTGTCATAATACTCAAGGACATCACAGTCATTACATACGAACCAATCACCCCCAAAAATAGCCTCGAAAATGTCAGAGGCATCAAAATAATCCCTCCATTGATATTGTGATGAGTTTACATATTCCAATGCAACATCTACATCATCTAGAGCCTTATATCTACCCAATTCCCTCCCAATAGCCTTGAGCCTCATTTTCTGAGCCTGACGATTGGGTGCGAATGAATCAGGCAGATTGGCACGATGAGGACGATTGAGCCTATCATGAGTTCTATGTTTAGGCTCTAGCAAGGATTTTAGGTGTAGTTTTAACTGAATGGTTTTTGAGCCTGATGAGTCAGGGTAAATGTCATTCTTATATTGAACTAATGGAGCAGTCATTATTTGATCCCTTTCAATGTTGCATTGAGTTTAGAAATTGCTTGATCTATTGCTGATTGGTCTGCTGATGTCTTAATTACTTTGATCTGTCTGCCTGAGAGATTGTATGAATACATCATGTCATCTCTCTCATCATTGACACACTCTAAGTCATAGTCACCAAACTCAGGTGAGTATCTGCCACCCTTTTCCCATTGAACTGCCAATGTGTAATAAGTTCTCATCTTTTAATACCTTTCAATAAGTGTATGTGATATCACAATGACATCACCCCTCGATTATGCTTGAGCCAATAACACATTGGCAATACATTTAGAGTATTTATTTTCTAGGTAAATACTCTAGTTATATGTCTTATATAAGACTCATGGCAAAATCACCCTCTGAGCCTTATATCTATTAGATTACTAGAGTTCTCACATCACTTGATGCCTGAATATCAACTCACCATCAAAATGCCTCTATGCCCTGTTTAAATCGATCCTATGAGATTTTGGTATTTGATGGGGTGCGATGTAATTGGCTTTTCACCAGCATGATGTCCACCACCCCTCTGCGCCCTCGCGCCCGCTTGCTACACCACCACACCACCACACCACCAGCGCACCATTATGGTGCATAGCCTTACTGCCATGTTGCACCGCACACCAGCGCACCAACATGGTGCATAGCCTGACTGCTATGTTGCACCGCAACACCAGCGCACCAACATGGTGCGTGCACCAATATGGTGCATAGGCAGCGCACCAGACTGGTGCATAGGCAGCGCACCAAAATGGTGCATCACCCTCCTTTTTAGAAGTGAGTCCCCACTTACAAAGTCCATACCCCCTTTGCGTAGTACCCCCTCCCCGGGGCGCCGGGCCCCGCTCAAAGCTCAAGTTTGTGAATTTTTTTGTAAAATTTTTTAACTTTTTCTTAGGCAAGCGAGCCAAGCCTGTCAAATTGACAGGCTCTTGACAGGCTTTAAAAGAGGGTCCCCTCTTTAAAATCAAGAACTTACAAGCGATTGACAGGCTTGGCTAACTCTATTTCATTTTTATTTTTATTTTTAAAAAAAAATATAAAGATATAGGGGAGTGACCTGGAATAGACCCAGCCAAGCCAGCCAAGCCTGTCAAATGACTACTTTTAGTTATATAGATATTACTTTCAGTTATAAAGGCATAAAACGACAATTGTGCGTATTAGTAAAGGTATGAACAAGTACGTCTACCAAATCCAAGGAGCACTGGAAGACCATGAGGGTCAGTTCCAGGGCTTTAGAATCCTTGTCTGTGATTTGTACAACTTTGACTCGGTAGACATGCCTAAATCCGTCTTGGATAAGGAAACCAACAAATATCTGCAGTTCAGGCTTGCCATCACCAAAGGCACGACTGACGTAATGGATATCCGCAGGCTACCCCACCAAGTTCAGATTCGCATTCGAGCGCTGTTAGGGCGCTGGCTAGACAATTGGGTGTTACAAAATTTTTATGGCAATACTAGCGACACAAAGGGTGTTAACCCATGACTATTGGAAAATAGCCGAAGATATAACTCCAGGTGATATTGTTTTTGACCGTCACGGCAAACCCGTAAAGGTTAAGCTCGTCCAAAGTTATAGGTCGGATAATTGCTATCGTGTGTTCTTTGACGATGGCTTAGTGGTAGCTGGTGACACCAACCTACGCCTGCCTGTCGAAAGTGAGAAGTACCGCAAACGCCTGCAAGAATACAAAGGCCGTAAAAAATTCAAACGCCCCCTGTCCTTAAAGACCATTGAGGAACTATTAACCCTGCCACTACGCAAACGCGAAAATCGCAGGGAGTACTCGATGCCCACAGCAGGGGCATTGTGTTTTCCCGAACAGACCTTGCCGGTCCCACCGTTCGTGTTTGGTTTTTGGTTTTACAACCACAAAGCTAAAGACATCATGTACCCACCCCCTGGGTATGAAGACTTTGTGTTTAAGAAGCTCAGCGCCGCGGGCTATCGAATTGTAAAAAAGGGACACAGTCACAACGGCCAGACTAAGTTCATTACCGAGCCAGCAATCCGCGCCCACTTGGCGCCACTAATCCCCACCAAAATCCCGAACAATTACCTGCTTGCATCTGCAGAGCAGCGCTTGGATTTGTTGCGTGGCATCATCCACGCAAAGTCAAGGCAGTATAACCAACGCACAGACCGATTTAGAATTACGGCACCAAACAAACTGGACGCCAAACAGATTCAGTACTTAGCTGAGTCGCTAGGATGTAAAACCAAGCTGTCCAAAGAACGCAGTGGGTTTACAGTCTTCATTAAAACCCGCCTACGGTTAATTGAGAACCAAGTAAGCCCAACTATCAAAGTGCGCCAACAGTGGCGCTTTGTGGACAGCATCGAGCCTGTCAAACCCCAGAACTGTGTCTATATTGAAACCGAAGGAGCTGATAATAGCATCCTGGTCGGAGAAGGATTTGTAGCAGTATGCTAACCAAAGAACAAGAAATCACATTAAAAAAGTTTGCAGAAGAGCGCAAACACTGGCCCAAAGACCAGCTTGATGCCGCGATCTGGCGAATCAAATGGTCACTTCAAGCATTACCACATCAAAAAGAACCTGAAGATGGAGAATACGACACGTTCCTCATGTTGGCAGGGCGCGGCTCTGGTAAGACGCATACTGCGTCTCATTGGATCGGCATTCGTGCTTGGGTATACGACAACACCCGCTGGCTCGTCACTGCCCCAACCTCCAATGATATACGCGCAACTTGCTTTGAGGGGGACTCCGGACTTCTCAATATCATCCCCGCGTCACTTATACGAGATTACAACAAGTCCCTCTTCGAGATTACCCTTACTAACGGATCAATCATCCAAGGAATCCCAGCCTCAGAACCAGAACGTTATCGTGGTAAACAGTACCACGGAGCTTGGTTCGATGAGTTGTGCGCGTTTGATTACCTCGACGATGCTTATGACGGCGTACAGTTTACCTTACGTCTTAAAGACTCCCGCATCCCTCGGGTGCAGCAGATTATTACTACCACTCCAAAGCCACGTGAATTAATTGTAGATTTAAACGAAGGCAAAGTTGGTGGCGATGTGTACGTGGTTAACGCATCTTCTTATGACAACAAAGACAACCTCTCAGCGACGTTCTTCAAACAGCTTGAAACTTACGACGGTACAGATATTGGCCGTCAGGAGATCTACGGAGAAATCCTCGACCCAGAAGAAGCAGGTATCATCAAACGGCGCCAATTCAAAATGTGGCCTGCTGATAAACCATCGCCAGAGTTGGAGTACGTTATTGCATCGTATGACCCAGCGACCAGCGAAAAGACGGTCAACGATCCGACAGCTTGCACAGTGTGGGGTGTGTTTGATAATCTTGATGTGGGTACTTGTATCATTTTGCTAGACGCATGGGACAACCACCTATCGTATCCCGAGCTGCGCCGTAAAGTCATCAACGATTTTAAAGAAGTAGTGTACGGAGCTGACAACGACTTTGCAAAAGGTCGAAAGGCGGACATGATTCTGATGGAAGACAAATCGGCTGGTATCTCACTAATCCAAGAGTTGCAGGGTTCAGGTGTGCCAGTGCGAGGATACAACCCGGGGCGTGCGGATAAGGTCCAGCGTCTTAACATCGTGGCACCGCTTATTGCTAAAGGAAAAGTCTACATCCCAGAAGATCCCAAGAAAAAAGGCGAGTTTGCTGACTGGACCAAACGATTCTTGCGCCAAGTCTGTTCATTCCCTGAAGCTGGGGGTCATGATGACTATGTGGACTCATTATCGCAAGGATTGCGTGTTTTGCGCGATTCAGGCTGGATTCATTTAGATCCACTCCCAGCGCGGGACTATGACTACGCTGATGACGCGCCCAGAAAGCGTTTTGCCAACCCATACGCCCAGTAGGGCGGATTTGTCCCAAATAGCGTATTAGTTAAATTAAGGACTTCCCCAATTCTCCATTGTTGGCCCTAAAACCCAGCAATCAAATAAAAAACATCTATGGCACAACCACAGTTACCTATTCAAGCCGGCAGCAACCTGCCTGATCTTGACCGCGACGACAAAGACGAGCTGGACCAAGAATACGAAGCTGTTTTCGGTTTGGACTCTGATGAGGTCGACGAAGAGTACATTGAGCTCGACGACGGCTCAGTAGTTGTCAACTACAAAGAAAAATCAAGCCCACTTAAAGACCCAGAGTTTTACGCTAACCTAGCTGAACTTTTAGACGAAAGTGATTTACAGTCACTTGCCAACGAGTATTTGGATTATATTGATGTCGACAAAGAAGCAAGAAAGCAACGAGACAAGCAGTACGAAGAAGGCTTACGCCGCACTGGTTTGGGTAAGGACGCCCCTGGTGGTGCTACTTTTGATGGGGCTTCTAAAGTCGTTCATCCGGTAATGGCAGAAGCCTGCGTTGACTTTGCAGCCTCCGCAGCGAAAGAACTTCTCCCATCCGATGGTATCGTTAAGACCGATATCAAAGGTGAAGACAACGAGCAAAAAGAAAAAACAGCAGGACGTAAAGCGGAGTTCCTTAACTGGCAGCTTACCGAACAGGTTCCTGAATACCGCGATGAGATGGAACAGTTGCTCACACAACTTCCACTGGGCGGATCACAATTTCTTAAATGGCGTTACGATGATGAACAGGCTCGCCCAACTTGCGAGTGGGTTCCAATTGACAACATCATCCTACCATACGCATCAACCAACTTCTATACATCCCAGCGTGTTACTGAACAACAGGACATCACTGGCGACATTTATTTAAAACGCATTGAACAAGGTCTGTACCGCGACATCCATGTAATTTCTACATCTGATGCGCCGTTAAACGATCAAACTCAATCTGAAAAAGCAAACGATAAAATTGAAGGCCTTGATATGCCTTCTGAAAACATTGACGAGTTGCGTCGTGTTTACGAAATCACGTGCTTTATGCGTTTGGAAGCCGACCCAGAAACTAGCGGCGCACGTGCTCCATACATTTTAACCATTGATGAGACAAGCGGTAAAGTATTGTCTCTGTATCGTAATTGGGACGCCAACGATGAAAAACGTGAAAAGTTGGATTGGATCGTCGAGTTCAAGTTCATTCCTTGGCGTGGTGCTTATGCTATTGGCCTCCCCCATCTTATTGGCGGCCTCTCTGCTGCTCTCACTGGTGCTTTACGTGCTCTGCTTGACTCTGCTCATATCAACAACAGCCAGACATTACTTAAACTCAAAACTGGACGAGTTAATGGACAATCTGATAGGATTGAGCCCACCCAAGTAGTTGAAGTAGAAGCAGGCCCTGGCGTTGATGACGTTCGCAAGATTGTGATGTCAATGCCATTTAACCCACCATCTTCTGTATTGATGGATTTGCTTGGTTGGTTGACAACTGCAGCTAAAGGCGTTGTTACAACTGCTGAAGAAAAGATTGCTGACGCAAATGCCAACACACCAGTTGGTACAACACAAGCTCTGATCGAGCAAGGTGCTAAAGTATTCTCAAGCATTCACGCTCGCTTGCATCGTTCACAAGCTAAATCACTCAAAATCATTTCACGTATCAACCACTGGTATTTGTCCGAGATGGACAACCAGTCTGGTACTGAGATTGAAGTACGTGACTTTGCTTACAACAACGACATCAGCCCTGTATCCGATCCTAACATCTTCTCTGAAACACAACGCTTAGCTCAAAACCAAGCGCTGTTACAGATGATGGGCTCTGCGCCTCCAGGTATGTTTGATCCACGCGCTGTGTATCGCCGCGTTCTCAAACAACTTAAAGTGCCTGAGATTGATGAAGTGTTGCCAAATCCAATGGGCGTAAAAGAATCCAACCCAGCGCTCGAAAACGTATCAATGACAATGGGCCAGCCTGCCGCTGCGTTCCCAGATCAGGACCATTTAGCGCACATTGCAATTCACTTGGAGTACGCACAGAACCCAGCGTTTGGTGCTAACCCAGTAATTGGCCCACAATTTGCACCGCATGCGCTTGAGCATATTAAACAACACTTAACATTGCACTACTTGCAGTCTATGAGTGGCTACGTTGCTAACGCTGCTGGCGGTCGTGACGAGCTTAAGTTGCACAAAGAGCAACCATTGGATCAAAATGCGCAACAAGCGCTGGTATTGGCCTCACATATGGTGAACCAAGACGCACAACAAATGCTTGGTCAGTTCTTGCCACAGATCCAACAACTGGCTCAAAACGTTGCTCAGGCGCAACAGTCACAAATGCAAGCACAAATGTTGTCAGATCCTACAGCTGCTGCGATTGTTAAGACCCAAACTGCAGAAACTCAGCGTAAATTGCAAGAAGCACAAGCTCAAATGCAGCTTGACACCAAAAATATGCAGCAAGACTACCAAATTAAGGTGGCAGAATTGCAGCAAAAAGTGGCTGAATTGCAAGCTAAGTACTCTACTCAGACAAATATTGACAACCAACGCAATGCAACTGACATTGCTATGGCAAATATCAACAATTCCGCTAAGGAACGTGTGGCAATGATCACTGCCGGCGCACAAATGAGCCAAATTCAAGCTCAATTGGAAGCCGATCAGGCCCAATCAGCCCACGAAGCTATCATGGCAGCGGAACAAGACATTCGCCAGCATGGTTTACAGGTTCAACAACAAGCGTTTGAGCAACAAACGCAGCAAGTTCAACAACAAATTGAGTCCCAACAGGCTCAACAACAGCATGAACAGCAGTTACAACAAGCTGCTCAACAAAATGCACAACAAATGATGCAAGCTGACGCACAGCATCAACAAGGATTGCAACAAGCCGACCAGCAACACCAGCAACAAATAGCTCAAATGCAACAGCAACAAGCAGTACAACCACAACAACCCACTGAAGGACAATAATGGCAACTAAAAAACAAGACGGCGGCGAATTGGGCTTCCGTAAAGCCTACAAAATGACTGGCACCCCTGGAAATGCAGGCGGTCCTGGTGATAAAAACATTGACAAAGGTAATTCAGGTTCACACCGCGATAACAATTGGAAAATTGGCGCTAAACAAGCTAAAGTTACTAAAGATAGCAAAGTTGGTCCAGGTAAAAACCTTAACGAAATCGGCGGCGGTAACTTTTATTAATATTTGGGGCGGATTCATTTCCGTCCACGTATTAGTTAAAGTATGAAGGACTTTTTATCCGAAATTATCGGCCGCGTACGCGCTGAGATACAGATTCAAGCGGAAACTGTCACCGCTGGAACAAATGTTAACACATTTGAAGACTATAAACTCTATATAGGACGCATTGAAGGACTAAAGTCCTGTTTGGCGATTATAGACGAGATATTGACGGAAGACGACGAAGAAAACTAGGCCGTATGGCCGGAAGGGATTGCCGGAATGGCGATTGATTTTAGAGAAAAGGACGAACCAGACCTTCGTTCGGAAGCCGAGTGCTTTCCAGACGTAGATCCAGGCGTTGATGTTCTAGGTGATCGAGTACTTGTGCAATTGCGCAGAGAAAAGACAACTAGTAAAGGCGGAATCATCCTAGTTGATGAAACCAAACAAACCTTACGTTTTAACGAAACAGTAGCTAAGGTACGTGCAATTGGGCCGTTGGCCTATAAGTCACCAGATAATTTGGAACCATGGCCAGAAGGTCCTTGGTGTCAAATCGGAGATTTGGTACGCACAATCAAGTACGGTGGAGATCGTTTCGTAGTGCAGCCTGATGACGAAGGCGCGCCTGTAGTGTTTATTACATTGCAAGCACGTGAAGTTATCTCAAAGATTAAAACCTTTGAAGCGGCACAAAAAATGAAAGCGTTTGTAGATTAACTTTTGAAAGAAAAGTATGGCAGATAAAGAAAAAGATGTTCCTTACAAGGAAAAAGAAGACGGCACAGTAGTGGCCAAAGTTGAACTTCCAGAGCAGATTGAAGATGAAGAAGTAAAAGCATCCGAAAGTCATGACGACGAAGATGACGAGGACCATGCCGAAGAAGACGCAGAAGATGATGCTAACGCAGAATCCGATGAAGACAGAGAGAAAATTCGTGAAGCTAGGCGTGAAGAACGCAAACTCAAAAAAGAGTTAAAAAAGCAACGTGAACTTTCTGCTAAGAATAAGATCAATTCACTTGAGCGCCGCAACGAAGAATTAGCAAAGCGCTTGGCAGCTGTAGAAAATACAGCCGCATCTTATCAGTTTGCACAACTTGATAAAGCCATCGAAGACGAGGCTACCCGAGTTGAGTATGCAAAAATGAAGATGTTGCAAGCTGCTAAAGCAAACGATGCAGCCGGTCAAGTGGATTACTTGGAGCAGTTGACAGAAGCCAAACAGCGTCTGCAACAAGCCCAAGCATATAAAAAACAACAACTCGAACATGCTAAGTCACCTAAGCAAAATGTTCCTAATCCTGCTAACACAGAGGTGCAAGCCAACGCAACACAATGGCTTAAAAAGAACTCTTGGTATGACCCACAAGCTCGAGACACAGATAGTAGAATTGCCAAAGTAATTGACCAAGAACTCGCCGCTGATGGATGGGACCCAGCGGACCCAGAATATTGGGATGAGTTAGATAATCGTCTGTCAGCCCGTTTGCCCCACCGCTATGCAGCTAAAGGCACAACAAAACGAGCAAATCCGACATCATCAGGCCGCACAGCAGCAACAAGTCAAAAACCTGGCACCATCACGCTAAGCCGTGACCGTGTACAGGCAATTAAAGACGCTGGCGCTTGGGATGATCCTGAGAGACGCAACAAAATGATCCGCGCCTATGCGCAGTATGATCGTCAAAATAAAGGTTAATAAATCATGGCAAATACAAGAATCAAACGCGACTTAGAAGATCGTTTACTCGATCGAGTCGAAGAAGTAAAAGACCGGATGGCAGCATCTGCTGAAGATCCGGATTCTTTAGCACGTAGGGAGCGCCTTGAAGCGTTCCGTGATAAATGGCAAAACAGTGCATTACCTGATTTGCCTGCCGGGATTATCCCCGGATTCCATTTGTGTTGGTTATCCACCACAAATAATTACGACAGTATCGACAAACGCTTAGCGTTGGGTTATGAGCCAGTGAAAGCCAGTGAATTAGGAAAAGGCTTTGAAAACTTAGGCAAGATGAGCTCGGGCAAGTTTGAAGGCTGTATTAGTTGTAATGAAATGGTTCTCTTCAAGTTACCAGAAGAAATCTATCAAGAAGTGATGAAAATGTTGCACTTGGATGATCCTTTGGAGCACCAACGTAACATCACCTCGCAAGTTCGGAGCACTGCTCA